CCATGTTGCGGAATAACGTATGCGACCCTCCGCCATGCAGGTTGAATCCATAGTAGTGCGGCCCCCGCAGCTCCGGTATCGTTCCGTCTTTTGCGGCTTGTTTCAGGTCCTTTAAGTATTGCGGAAGGTTTTTGTAGTCGATTGGAATCTGAAGGCGGTGTATGCCTTTCGTATGGGAAATTTCAACGACTCCACTATGAACCGACACGCCTTCATCGGCCGCGTGCGGGACAATGGCGTGTGGCGAGATCCCGCCCGCAGTCACGGTCTCATACAGCTTGCGCTGTTGGGACTTGTTTCCGAGCCGCGCTAGAGGTACGGCGGTAGCCTTACCGCTCAACACGTCATCATACTTGGCTACGTATTCCCGCAACGGTTTTCCGCCGCGCACGTCCGACGGCCGCGCGGTGCGAGTGTTTACTTTGCCTCCAACCAATCCCTGTTTTTTTAGTGTGGAAAGTTGTGATCGGAATTCTTTCAGCTCCGATGCGGTGTATTGCTTTCCGATCCTTGATGAGTACTTAACTGCCACGTTCGATCCATCGCGCCACTTCCCCTGGTGGCGCCATCCGCCTCAACCATATATATAGCGTGCCGCTCCCTTGACACGATCCCTAGATCGGACTATACTCTCTGATGAACGAGGTGTCAACAAAAAAATGGCGCAGATCGTCCTCCAGCAACAGAATATGGCCTGTTTCCCGGTGCAGTTCCGCGGCGCCGGCGGGTGTCCGCCCGAAGGCCATAAGGCAATATCTTTCCAGCTCACCCCAGCCCAGCTCGCGGTCGGCAACCAGGTGTTTCTCGACATGAAGACGATTCGGGACCTTGGCTTACTTTCGGAAGCTCACGCGCTCTTTATCGATTGTTCAGGGAGTAATAATGGGATTCATGCCCTGTGCAACAACACTGGGCACCTCATAGTCGCGAACGGCCAGACTCAAGGGTTCTATCCTGTGCTCTCCAACACCGATGACATGATTATCTTTTCGGCCGTGGCGGCCGGCGCGCCTAGCGGCAACATCAGCGTGATGGTTCTGAACTTTAACCTGTCACAATCTTGGGCGGCTGCAGCATAAGAGATTACCCACTTGTCTCCATCGCCCATCGACGCATCCACACTTCCGGTTTTCAGTGTAGGCGGCAACACACCGGAGGGACCCAAAGCGATTCCAGTAACGCTGAACTTCACCGCGTCTGTAACGTCGTTTACAATCACCGGAAACACATTGCTCGGCAAGGGAACGTTTTCCGCGCTCAAGAGCTGTTTCATCGATAATTCGCAGAACCAGTTTCCCTTAACTTTGCAGCTCAACAGCAGCGTGACTATGTACGCTCCCGCACTAAGTCAGGGATTCTATAAGCTGCCGAGCAAGGCCCCGTTCAATATCACGATTTCGACTAATGGCGCCGCTACCGTTCAGTTGCTCCTGCTGAACGAGTCCGTCCAGCCGGCGGTATGGGCGCCGCAAGTTACAGCGGTCTCGATCCTTGGACAGCCCGTCAACGTGAATCAGCCACACGGTTCCGCGAGCTACACCGCGGCCGGAGAGTACACGTTCATCGTGCCTTTCGGTGTCAGTGTGCTCAATATCCTGGGTGTGGCGCCCGGGGGCGGCGGAGCCGGCGGACAGGACGGCGGCGGCGGCGGTGGCGGCGGCGGTGGCGGCTCGGGCTATCTCCCATCTCAAGCGGTCTCGCAGTATGAGCAGATTTATATCTCGCTCGGCGCCGCCGGCTCGGGCGGGGCTCAGGTGGTCGACGGAAATGCCGGCGGAAATCTGCTGATGCTACTGCTTGGCGTTACGATTCTGTCGGCGGCCGGCGGAGCTGGCGGCGCCAGTAATGGAGCGGGCGGAGCCGGCGGCGCCGGAAGTTCATTCGCCGGAGGCGCGGGCGCGGCGGCGGCCGGCGCGAACGGCGGCGGAGGAGGGTCTTCTGCCGGCGCCTCGGCCGCCGGCAATAACGGCAATGGCGTAAATGGCGGCGCGGCCGTGTCGGGCGGTGGTCCCGGCGGCAATGCCGGCTCTCCAGGCGCAGCGCCGCTCTATGGCCCTGGCGGCGGAGGTGGAGGCGGCTCGGGCCTGATTGCGGGCGCCGCTGGAAACCCTGGAGAAGTTTTGATCTCATGGTGACGTAACATGGCAGGCCACGGAAAAAAGTTCGACTTTCACGGCAGCTTTGCAAGTAAGTCCGAAGCCGTCAAAAAAGATCGGGAAGTCCACGGATTCATCCGTGAGCGCGTGGTGGACGGCAAGACGCGCTACTTTGTTCTGACGGAGAGGAGAGAAAATGACTCCGCAAGTGCCCGCTAACGTCTGGCGTTACGCGCTCATCGCCGCTTGTATGGCGCACGTTGAGGGTTACTATTCCGTCAAATCGATGGCGTACAGGAACTGTAACCCAGGAAACATCGAAGCACACGGAAAGGTACGGACCTACTCGAATCCGACCGAAGGTTTTACCGAACTTATACTCGACATAGCAGTCAACGCGGGAAAGACTCTCGCGGAATTTTTAGCGAAGTACGCCCCGCCCTCCGAAAACGATACAAGTACGTACGTTTCGGTGGTCGGTCAATTAACCGGCATCAAACCAGAAGAGGTAATCTAACATGGGAACTCAAGCTACTCCGGCCGCTCCGGCTCCGGTTCAGACCGAAGCCTCCAAAATTCTCGGGTTACTTTTCACTGTGAGCGCAAGCGCGGCCGCAATCTTTGTGAAAAATCCGAATCACGTATCGACGGCAAGCAGTATTGTGACCGTACTTCAGTCATTACTGCCGGAACTCGAATCGCTCATTTAAGTGCGCGTTCTGCCCATCGCGCTCCTGTTGGTTGTCGCCGCTGCCGCGCACGTGAACATCACTACGGTAGCGGCCGCAACCACCATCACAGTCAATGCGTTGGAGATTAAGTCGACAACGCAAAAAGCGGTCAGGGCATGGCGCGCGGCGAAACGTGCGGCGCGCAAGGCGGTAAAGAAAGTGAGTGGAAAGTGACTAATCCGTTTTCGACCGCACGAAAGGTGGCGGAATCCGTTCCTATCGAGCGGAAACTAAGAGAGGAGATTCATGGCATGAATAAAAGTAACTGGCGTACGTCGCTCCATGGGATCATAGCCGGCTGCCTGATGCTGGCAACCATCTGGCTGCCGCAATATCACGCGGAACTTATCGGAACGGCCGGCGCCTTCGTGGCGATGGGATTGATTTCGGCCGGCGATGCGGCGAACCTGAAATGACCGGTCCTGCCATGCTTTTCAAGGCGCTGTTAAGCGCCGTGGGAGTAACTATCGAGCCTGAAAGGGTCGAGAAAGCCGTGGCCGATGCCATGGCGATGATACAGGCAGCTCCGGATGCCATCGCTCGCGCGCAAACGGTTCTTCAATCCATCGATATCCGCCTCGGGAAATTGGAGGCGGAAGTATCGATGTTACACGATCACTTAGAGCAGAGGAGGAAACTGACTTATGCAGACCTTGGAATCGAACCCGTCGCCGTCGAATCCATCGCTCCCGGAAACGAATCCATCGCTCCCGGAAACGAATCCATCGCTCCCGGAAACGCCGGCTCCGATTGAAGCTGAAATCGAGCTGGCGGAGGAACTCACCGATGAAGTTGACGAAGTGGCAGAAGCTCTGGCCGCTCACGATATCATCAGCGAGGAAAGGCACGAAGAAATTATCAACGAGGTAAACGAATGTCGATTGAAGTTGGAGCAGTTATCGACGGCGGAACGGGCCGAAAACCCGATCCTAAGCCAGATCCAGGAAGAAGTGCGGCAGACGCGCGAACAGGTGGCGGCGCTGGCGTCCTCCTTGGAATCGATGCGATCGAGCCGGACACCATCCGAATCGGCGCCGGCCGAACCCGTGATGGAAAGCTCGACGGCCGAACCCGAGCAGCTCGCGCCACAAGAGGCGGAGCAAGCGGCTCCGAAACGTCGCCGGTTTACTCGGATATAAGCAAAGTCAGTCTGACGGAGCTGATCTTCTCGATCCATCAGATGGCGGCCGCGTTTCTCGGCGTCGAGGAATTGGAGCTTGAAAAAGATGAGGCGGCCCGGCTCGGAGATGCGGTCAAGGAAGTCGGTAAGCAATACGCCCTGGCTTTCGATCCAAAAAAAGTGGCGGTGCTGAACCTGTGCTCCGTCGCGGGAATGATCTACGGGACCAGGTTTATGGCGTGGCGTTTACGGCAGAAGCGACACCCGCTGGCGGAAGTCCCGCGGCCATCGGCGCCGTCCGGCTCCGCTCCGCCGGCTCCCACGGCCGCGCCGCTGAAAGACGCGAAGATCAAAAACCCGTCCGACCTCTGGCCTCAGTCCGGCGAGCTTTACGAATCGGCTATATTCTGATGCGCTTTCCAGACGACACTCAACGCATAGCGATTATCGGTGCTACTGGCTCTGGTAAAACTCAATCCGCGCTCTGGCACCTGAGTAACCGCAATTTCCACACTATGCCATGGGTGGTCTATAATTTCAAGCGAGATGCGCTGATCGATGGAATCCCGCACGCGCGCCACATGGGACTCGATGAGATCCCGGACGCTCCCGGAATCTATGTCGTTCACCCGCAGCCGCACCAAACAGCGGAAGTGGAGAACCACCTCTGGAACATTTGGGACAGCGAGAACACTGGCGTCTATGTAGATGAGGGTTACATGATGGGGCGTAACAACCCGGCTTTTCGCGCGATTCTGACGCAAGGCCGCGCCAAGAACGTTCCCACTATGACCCTTACGCAACGCCCCGCGTTCCTCGATTACTTCATCCTTTCGGAGTCCGAATTTTTTCAGGTGTTCAGGCTCCAACACAAAAAAGACAAGGTGCGTGTCGAGGAATTTTCGCCCATCGACATGAACCAAAAACTTCCCGAGTATTACTCGCACTATTACGATGTGGGAGCCAACGAGACCGTAGTCCTCAAGCCAGTTCCGCGCATCGAAGAAATTCATGCCACGTTCGCGCGGCGGCTCGGTGGGAAAAAACAGGCCGTCTAAAACGATCATGCCGGCACACCGGAAGTGCCATTGCGACGCCTGCAAACGCTGCCTGCACCGCGCGGCTATGGCCAGATGGCGCAAGCGGCGCGCGGCAGGCCTTTCCACCAGGCGCCCGCTCTGCACGTGCTCCCGGTGCGTCTATGAACGTTCCTGGCAGGCCGCAAACCGCGCCGCGAAGTGACCAAAGTATCGTTTGGTCACTTCGGAAGTGACCTGTAGATACCGATCTACTTGCTTTTCCGCTATTCGACCCTATCATTACTTATAGGAGTCGCCACACATGGCAGAACCCGTCATCTTATCCTGGACGCCAGCGAATTGGATTACCGTGCTTCTTATGGTCGGCATCGGTTTCTTCGTGGTCGCGGCCGCGTCCAAGGTAATCCAGCAAAAGGCGAACAAAGGTTAACTCATGGAAATCGTTAACTGGAAACTCGCCGGACACCCAATGAATTGGGTGGTCCTTTTACTCATGGTGTTTATCGCTATGATTGCCGTGCACTTCGTTCTTTCGCGTTTCACGACGCCAAAGGCGAGCTAACCTCTTACGTGAGAGCATGTCGCGTGTAAACGGAGAGTAAGTCAATGTCGCCTTCCGCCTCCAGTCAAAAGATGTCGCCAGCGCAGATCAACCAGCTCGCGCGCGCCGCAATCAAGGCAAAAGCCGTCAAGATGTGCCAACAGATTTTTTCGCAGTCGGCACTCCAGACGCAACCGAACGTCACTATCAATCCGCGAAATGTCGGCCTGGTTCTAGGCTTTTGGGTCAAGGTCGTCTACACCGTGGCTAACGGATCGGCCGTGCAGATCAACCTTACAGATCTCGGCCCTGCTAACGCCCTGGCACAGATCCAGTTTCAAGACCTCAACAACAACACCAGAATCAACACCACGGGCGCGCACCTGCACCTGGTGAACTCTGCCAAGCTCAAGCGCCCGTTCGGAACGTCGCTGATCCGCGAGACCGGCTTCGATTCGCCCATCAATTACGGTTCCATCGGACAGAACCAAATTTCGGCGCCGACTACCATCGCCGCGGCCGGCAACGGAACCGTGGTCATGTGGTACTGGGTGCCGCTGGCGTACTCCACGGACGATCTTAGAGGGTGCGTCTATGCCAACGTGGTGCAAGCCACCATGCAATTGGTCCTGTCGCTGCCTGGGTCGAATGGTGTATCGCTCTGCGTGGCCAATGGCGCCGACTCGACGCTCTCGATGTATATCGGAGCGGCGGCCGGCTCGGTGGCGGCGGTAACGCTCTCTGCCGCGACGATCACGGTGTACCAGGTTTATTACGACCAGCTCCCCGCCGGCAAGGGCGGCGTGCTGCTCCCGGTGACCGATCTGGCCACCGTGTACGAGCTGAAAAACACCATCCAGACCGGCATCACCGCGAACCAGGATTTCCCGTACCAGTACGCGAACTTCCGAGATTTCCTTTCGACCATCGCCATCTATATCAACACGGCGGCCGGCGGCTTGCGCTCGAACGGCGCCGACCTTAACTATTGGGCGCTGCAATCCGCGAACTTTACGAACATCTGGAAAAAAGAGCCTGGCCTTCTGTACATCGAAGGACGCAACCAGTGCCAAGTGGATTTTCCGCCCGGTGTTTATTACTTCCCAACGCGCGACCGTCCGATCTCAACCACTCAGTACGGCAATATGCAGCTCGTGCTGAATGCGATTACCGCCGGCGCCGGCGCCTACGAAATCGTTTGCGTCGAAGATTTCGCTCTGGTTCAGACTTTGAGCATGGCCGGCTCCCTGGCCGCGTCCTAACCTGGATGGCGCGCCGTTACGCGGGCGCCAACCGTCCGGTTACCGGGCCATCCGGAGGAACAAAAATGGCCCACTTAATTGGAGCTTGAATATGTCGCCATCGCAGAATCAGCCAAATACAGGGTGCGCGTTTTGCAACGCTTTCCACTCACTTGTCAACGGCATGGTGGCGTGGTTTAAGACTCCGTTCCAGTCTGGCGGAAACGCCGTCAATTGGGTGTTGTTTGTCGGGTTGCTGATTATCGCCGCGTGGTTTTGGCAGGTTATCCTGCTCGACATTAAAGAGGAGGTTTAACGTGAAGCTCTGGCAGCACTGGTTCTTTGCCCTGGTACTCGGTTACATCATCGGGTACTATTTCCGTAGCGTCGGAAACATGACCGTTGGCAAGCTCAAGGCGTCCAGTTAGGCCGCACGCAATGGAAAGCGACAAGAAACAGGACCGGGCGCGCGACGAGAAGGTAACCATCGCGCTCGAAAGCGAACAGGCCGGCGCCGCTTATGCGCGCGGCTATCGCTCCGGAATTTGGGATGCCGCGTCGATTCTGATTTTGTCGCTTAGTGTCTTTTTGGTGTTTGGTTCGATCATACCGTACTCAAAGGAGTAACAAAGTGTTGAAAAACGTCCTGAAAAAAGTTACCGGGCTGGCGCTCCTGATCGCCGGCCTTTCCCTGGCTCTGTTCATCGCGCCCGTGGCAACCGACTACCTGAATTTCCAGGTGGCCAAGCACGCCACGAAACACGTCAGACGCTATTTCGAGTATGGTGGTTGGCAGAATCCGCTCGACATGAACGTATGGGCGCAGGGCCAGACCGCGAACCTACAGGCTTACGGAAACATCCCGTGGTTGCCCGGAAGCACGGCCACGGCTACCGCTGCAATTCCGGCAGCGAATTTGGTAGGGGTCTTGTATGGCACTCCCACGGCCGCCGCGACTTACACCACGGACACGGCAACCAATCTGTGCGGCCTGTTTCCGTTTGTCGGCGCCAACAACCAGACTTACTGGAATTGGGACCTGTACGTGATTAATCTCGCGGCCGGAGCGGACACTATCACCATGGCCGGCGGTTCGGGAGTTACCCTCGTCGGAACCGGAACGGCGCCACAGAACGATTACCGGCACCTGAAATTCGTTCTCACTGAGTGCCGCGCGGGGCAGACGGCTCACGCGAACATGCAGTCGCTTGAGCTTGGCGTCTACTAGCCTGGAGGCGCGCCGTGGAAGCATGGGTGGAGTACAGCCTGCTCGGAGTCAACACCTTACTTTTGTTGCGCGTGGTGTTTCAAGCCGGCGCGATAGTGCAGCGGGTGGATGACCTTGAAAAGCGCATGGATCGCTTACCGTGCGAACGGTACTCCACCGATAAGTGCGAGGTAAAAGCTTCTTGAGCCAGAATTCCATCACGATCGGGACTCTCGTCATCGCGTTCTTTATTTTCATCACAGTGCGCGGCGAGCTACCGAAGTACTTAGGAACCTTGGGCATCGGATCGGCTCCGGAATCAAGCCCAAGCTCACAGACCGGATTCTCGGTGCAGTCGGATTACGCGCCGTCCAGCACGTCAACCGCGCTCAACACCGGAGTAGGAAGCGCGCTCGGCCTTACGAGCGGTTCCGCGGGCGGCGGAATCGGCGTGCCGATTATCGGCTCCGCTCCAGGAATAGGGAGCCTCTGATGCCATTTTTCATGGGCGCGGCCGGCGTCATGCTCTTGGTGCTGACAATCCGTAACACTCAAGACGATTTCATTACGCTCCTGAAAGGCGACTTCACAGGAACCGGTAACTTTTTTTGGTGGATCGCCGCTATTATTATGATCGGAACGATTGGTTACTTCGACAAGCTCAAGCCGATCTCGGACGGGTTGCTGATCTGTGTGTTGCTGGCGTTGATTCTTGGCTCCGGAACTAACTTTTTCCCGAAGCTTACGGCGGCGCTGCGAGGAACGAATTCGGGAGCTTCCGCTATCTCGGCGTCCGTTTCCAGCCTGACTGGAACCGTGGAAGGAATTTTGGGGTGACTTATGGGAGACCAAATGTTAACCGGAGTAGTTACCGTTCTTACCGCCATCATCGGCGTGGCCATCCTTGCCGTGATTCTCGGGAGCAAGAACACAGCTTCCGTACTACAGGCCGGAGGCAACGCGTTCTCTACCGTGCTTGGATCGGCGCTCACTCCCGTAACCGGCGGCAGCGCACTTAACCTGCTCGGAGGCACTAGTCTTACCGCGACTTTGTAAGGAGTATCTATGTCGGATTCTTTAGTTACGGCGACCGTCACCGTTTTGACGGCCATTATCGGAGTCGCGGTAATTGCCGTGATTCTTTCGAGAGGTTCCAACACCACTGGCGTGCTCGGCGCAGGTGGATCGAGCTTTGCTCAATCGCTCGGGTCGGCCCTGTCGCCCATCACGGGCGCGAGCTTCACCGGCGGCGGAGTCTCGCTCGCCGGATCGCTGTAGGTTAATTTTAGATGAGCAAGGGAGTTACGGACGTGGTTACCGTGTTGCTCGCCATCGTCGGCGTGGCGATCCTTGCCGAGATCCTTGGTTCCTCGAACACGTCTAACGTCCTGAAGTCTTTCGGCTCGACGCTGAGCGCCATGTTTTGCACGGCGCTAAGTCCCATCACCGGCAAGGGATGTGTCCCATCGGTTACCAGCACAATTAACTTCGGAGGCCTCTAAATGCTGAACTCCACGCGCGGTATGACGGCGCTCAAGCGGCGCACTCCGATTACTCCCATCGCCGTAACCGTGGGCGGATTGCGTCGGATCTTGCGCGGTGTCTTCGGAACCTCGCAACCAGGCGATCTGTCGGATGAGGTGCAGGTAGGTCCGGGTTATTTCCATTTTCACCGCGGAGATCTTTTCAGCCCAGGCACCGGTAACTGGGTGTACGAGCCAACCCACGAAACTCCGCTGATGACCGCATGGGGCCACGCGTTTTTGCGGCGCGCAAACGTCTTCCGGCCGCTACAACCACCGCCAGTGCAGGTGTTCCCATCGCCGTTCGCGGCCGGCCTGGCCGGCATCGTGGTAGGCGGAATCGAACTCGAAAACCTGATGGCGAATCCGCCCGTAACGGCCGCCGGCGTCGGAGAAGTCAATGGATAAAATCAAGGCCTGGATCGAAACGCACCCGTACCTGGCCGGCGGCGCGGCGCTGGCCGTGGTGGTGCTGGTGCTCTTGATTCGCCGCGCGTCGGCCGCGTCGTCCGGCAGTACAACCGATACCGGAGCAACCGGCGTCGATGCTACCGATGCCGCGTACCAGGAGGCCGAATTAGAGGCAGCAACTGAGTTACAGTCCGCACAGATCCAGGCCAACTCCGCGACCGATGCCGCGCAAGCGACTACTAATCAGCAGGCCCTAACTCAGGCCGCGCAATTACAGGCCGACCAGCTCTCCGCGCAAGTGGCGCTCCAGCAGGCGGTCAGCGGTCAGGAATCGGCCGACGAACAGACGCAAGCGCAGTTACAGCTTGGATTATCTCAGACGCTCGCGGGCGGGGGCGTTTCCGGCTCGCAGGCGACGAACACGATTTTCGGTCAGACCGAACTGACGGCCGACCAGGTGACGAATCAGACCGCGCAACAACAGGCCATCGACACGGCCACCGGCTCGGCGACTTCGGCCGCGCCGGTTACTACCGTGGTAAGCGTTCCATCCGCCGGATCCTCCGCGTCGGATGGAACTGACCCGGCCGGAAATTCGACCGCGCTCCAAGAGTACAACGCCGGCGCCCTGGACACCGTCAACCTGGCGGGTGGCGGCTCTGCCTACGTCAATCCATCGCTCTACGTCCAGGCGCCGGTCGAACTGTCGCTCCCGTCCTCCGGAGAGTCGCTCGGACAGTATCTCTCCGGCATCCCTTCCGCGCAACCGCTCGGACCAACCGCAAGCTCGGGCGCCGTGCAGAATCAGGAGGAAGAAGTACTGGCGGCCGAGTCGCTCTACTCGCAAGCCAACGCCGGCGGCGGCCTGGTCGTCAACACGCCCGCGGCCGGCCTGAATCTCTACAGTCTGAACCCCGGCGGAACCGAAACGGAAGGTGAAGCGTGAAGCCGGAACTCAAGAAGCTCGCGTACCCCATCATGATCCTTGGCGCCATCGCATCGCTATGGATCGTATTGCGGCGGCCCGTCAAGCGGCTGGTGCTCGAAGGCCCGCGGAATTCCGCGCTCTACTCCTCCGCCAGTCAGTTGCTCCTATCGGGCGGCGCGGCATCGCAACCTACGGCCATGCCGAATTTCTACCAGCCGACTATGGACGACGTGCCGGAAGGATGGGCGGACCTGGCCGGCTCGCCCGCCAGTCCGCAGAACGGACTCGGATACGGATCGACCGTGAACTGGCAATCGATCTTCGACCCGGTGCCGTACGGCGTCGCCAAACAAGTCAACCAGGAGATTTGAGGTATGGCGCTGCCTGCGCTGCCATCGCTCGATAAAGTGTTGCCGCAACTAGCGACATCGAACCCGATCTCGATTTCCATCCCTGGAATTCCGGGTGCTTCCGTGAACATCGGCGGCGGCGCGGCGCCCGTCACCCTGGGCACCGGAATCAACACACCGGCGGGACAAGCCATACAGGCGGCCGGCTGCGCTCCCTATGCTATTTTCTGCATGGCAGAAGATCAACTGCTAAGGCTGCTTCTGATGACCCTTGGCCTCATCCTGGTCATTGGCGCGATCTACCTGTACAAGCCGACTCACAACCTTGTTTCGGCCCCGCTCGACAAGGTAAAAAGCGCACTGGCTGATGCTCCAGTTGCGGCGGCTGCCGCATAGTGCTAGAATTCCGATATGCGTAAATCTTCCATCGATGAGCGAATCCGCAAGCTGCAAGCGCAAAAAGACAAGATCACGAAACGCGCGGAGCTTAAAAAGCAGATCCAGACGGCGAAAGACGCACTGAAAAAGCTGCGCTAAATCAGGTCGAAAAGCTGGAAGGTGCTGATTGTAGATCGGGACATTTAGCAACCCCTCCCGGCATATGCGGCCCGCTCTTCTATGAGCGCTTTAGCCCGCTCCACGGTGTCAACGAGATGGTGGTGGACGCCGTCGTAAGCGTCCCATTGTTCCGCGCGAAACGGGTACTGCGTGCTCGGACGGCGTTGATACCATCCGCCGAAGTACCACGCCCTTTCGCCTGCTTGGATGGCGTTCGCTCTTCCACGAATGAACTCATCGATTTCGCGAGCGAGTTTGGAGCATCGGCGGTCCAGGTAGTCCCGGGATGGCGTGTCATGCGCAGCGTCTCTAGCCGCGCACGCTTCGCCGTACAGAGCTTTAAGCGTGTCGAGAAGCGTGTCGAGTTTGGCAGCGCATTCTGTGCGCTTCATCAGTAGCCTGCCCTCGGGTTTCGTTCAAATGCGTCCATCTCCTCTTGCGAGTTAAATCCGTAACTCTCGTACGTTGGCGCGGATTCTTCCGCTTCCAGCATCCGTTGGTTGAACGCGGCGAGGCGCTCCGCATCATCCCGCTTGGCCCTTCGCGCCGCTTGCCGCGCGTTCTGCTCTTGGAGCATCTTGCTTGAGACTTGCATCAGATCGCGCATTAGAATCCAAGCTCCTTAAGCCGCTCTTCGCTCAAAAGCGGGACGTTCACGGGCGGGTGAGTGCGGGTGTATTCCAATCTTCGCGCTTCCATTTCTTCGGGCGTAACGCTGGCGGCCTTTTCGATCAATTCCGCCAGAGTATTTTTTTCGGGCGCGCCGTCCCATTCTTCGGTTTCGTTGCACTCTGCGATGAATTTCGGAAGGGTTTCGGGATTGCCGATTCGCAACGCCTCGTAGCAAGCGATGCGATGCGCCGGATGGCACCGACCTTCAACCTTGCAGCCATAGCACTCGGCTGGATCGTCAAACGTCAGATAAATGGTTTTGGTCTTGATTCGCTTGCGGATTCCGCCATCTTTCGTGCGGTACGTATCACGGATGGTGCATTCGACGTAAAGTCGAGCCTCGATGCGACCGAACCACCAGTTGGCTTTCAGGAAGGTTCCCCGAGCTTCGATAGCCTGCTTGAGCGCCTCTTGTTTCGGGGTCATTTTTTGTTGTTCCATATTTATATAGTAGATGACTCCCGCGCGGTAGTCAAGTACAAAATGCAATTTTCTGAAAGATTTTTGAAGCCCCAAAAAAGCCCCGGTTTTCACCGGGGCTTTTTGTGCTCTGGCTGGACGCTCTTGAATTTACCGCTTTCCTCCTTTCTTTTCCGGCTCCGGCGGAGCCGGCAGGCTCGTTACACCGTGGCTTTCGGCGACCGGCGGCGAGGCTTGCGGAGCCCGCTGTTGCGGCGCCGGCGCGGGTAAGGACTTGACCAGCACCCAGTCGCGCAGTTGCGACAGCGCGTCATTCTCGCGCGGCGGGACCAGCACCACGGCCTGGTAGGAATATCCGATGGGATTGCTCGCCCTCACGGCCCGGATCTCCAGGCCGAACTGGACCTCGGCGTCGATTGCTTCGGCGAGCGCGCCTTCGATCACCTCCTGAAAACCGGTCGGCAAAAACAGCTTTCCGCTTTGGAACACCGTTCCGTCGCCATCCT